GTTATTTGATAAGGCAAGTAAGAGAACGAAGAACTATGATAAGAAGGGTGTAGCCCGTGCTTGGACTTCTATCACGAAGTCGTCAAGCCGTGAGAAGCGTATCAAACAACGCCGTCTATGGGACTGGGTTCGTATTGACAATCCTACTGAGTATCTCAAGTTGATGAAGGAGCGTAATGACTTCTTTATATTCTTAGAGTGTATCAATCACGCAGAGGTAGCCCAGATGTTCTTTGACCTATGCTCTGATAACTTCGTCTATCACAATGACCTTGGCTGGTATGAAATCAACAAATACAATGTATGGGAGGCTCACGGACACAAGATACCACCTAATATGGTGAATAAGATATGGGAGACGCTCAAGGGTCTTGCGTTAGAACACCTACCATTCATTGACCCATTCAGTAAGGATACCAAAGAACGCCAGAAGGCTACTAACCTCCTCAAGTTCAGACAAACTATCGGCAACAATATGTTTTGTAAGGGAGTGATTGGATTTTTACCGACTTTCTATTACTTTGAGGAACTGCCTACCGTGATGGACGAAAGTCGCCACCTCTTTGCCTTCAGTGATAAGGTGTATGACCTTAAAGAGTGTAAGTTCCGTGATATCAAGCCTAACGACTGGGTCTGCCTAACAACTGGCTACAAAGCACCCGTTGAGGTTGATAGAAAGCATATCAAGCGATGCTGGGAGGTGATAGGGACTATGTTCCACGACCACGATATGGCGATGTATGTGATGTATGAGATTATGACACATTTACACGGCGACGGTCAGCGTTCCTATCAGCGTTTCAATATATGGACTGGTTCTGGTGGTAATGGTAAGGGTGTGATAGCCGACACCATCAAAATCGCTTTCGGCAAGTATTACATCACGCTTCCTATCACAATCCTAACACAAGGCTCTGACAAGAAAGACGCTCCGTGTCCTAAGTTGGCTGAGGCTAAGGGGTGTCGTATCGCTATGGCTCAAGAACCAGAGGCTGGGTGTAATCTACAAGGCGGTCTAATAAAAGACCTCACGGGTGATGGTGAGATAGTAGCCCGTGCTTTGTATAGCAATCCTATCACCTACCGCCCACAGTTCGGACTTTTCCTACAATGTAATAGTATTCCTAACATCAAGTTGGACGGTGGTGTGGAGCGTCGCTTTGTCATAACACCTTTCCCTCATCAGTTCGTGCCGAACCCTACCAGAAAGACAGAGCGTAAGGGCGACCCCTTTATCAAGGAGTTTATGGTATCACCAGAAGCCCGTGATGCCTTTATCACAATCCTATTGGAGATGTGGAAAGACTGGGTTGATGGCGGTCGTGAGAATATGCTCTATCACGGGGCGTATGTTCCTAAGAACGAACATATCGCAAAGGCTACCTCTGAGTATATCCAGACTAACAACGCCTTAGACGACTGGCTCAAAGCCAAGTTCCAGATAACGGGTAATGCGGAAGATATCATACAAGCCAGACTTCTATACACTTCCTATAAGGACGACCGAAAGGAAGACCCTACTATGAAAGACCTATCAGAAGTCGCATTCGCCCAGTTGATGGCGTATAACAGAATACCAAAGGAAAACTTCACTAATGCTTTCAAACGCACAAATGAGGAGGGTGTAGAGACTTCCTATAAGGCTGGTAAGTATTACACGGGTATCCGTCGGTTAGAGGTAGAAACTGACATACAAGACGAGTAATGAGGGTCTTCCTCCAAGTATCCAACTATTAGAAAAATCCCATAACAGACTTTGAGGATAACCCTCATTGCCTTCATTGTATTAAGAGTGGTATCATAAGATATCATTCTTAATATTTTTTTATACCTTTTAGCGGGGTTGCTAAAGGGATTGGCTGGGGTCGGCTTTTCGGCTCGGCTCTGAAAATGCCTTTTTCCAGTGTTAGGTTCGCCAGTAGAACTTGATTTTCAAAGGGTCGTTTTGTGATAGGATTTTTTGACCCCTAATGGTTTGGTTAGGTCTCCAGCCCATTTTCACCCGATTTTCGCATTCTCAATAGTTTGTATCATATTTTCCAACCGTTTCATCGCCGTTTGTATCAAAGATGTTATGTCGTGGTTCTTTGACAACTCAAAAACGAGTTGAAGCAATGTGTGAAGTCCTAATAAAAGTTCTATTAGTCGTGCCGGATTTATTTTCGGCATCTATCATAAGATAGACATAAAAAACAGCAGTCGCTGTCAATGGGGTTTTCTGAATAAATCCCGAAACATAGGTTATAAAATGACCTCTTCTGTCGTCGCACCTCCCACGCTCACTGAGTTCTCACTACCCAATGATATGGATTTCTTGATGGACGCTGATTTAGACCACGGTCGTAAGTGCGTCCATTTCCTACTAATGCGTATCGCAACTACACCAGCAAATGCGGGGACACGCAGAGTATGCGGTGATAGATGGGTAATAGACCCTACCCCTCGTAGTTATAGGGTAGAAATGGGCTGGGGCTTTGTTGATGGGGTATTACACTGTGAGAACTACACCGTGATACTAAGTATGAGGGAGCGATACTGGGGTAATGGCGAAAGATACTGGGGTCTTGAGTATCTTAGTATTAAGAGAACAAGACATCGCAAGTTAAAGACTGGTGATAAGTATATGATGCGATATCATTACCAGTGCGGACAACATCAAAACGATACTGAGAAGTATAATGAGATGATATCCCACGAAAAATACCTACCAATGATGGAGCGGAGAAACAATGATACATATCTAAGTATATTAGGAAACTGGTGGTAATAGATAGGTGGTGATGAAAATCACTGCCGATTTTTTTTATATCTACTACTAACAGCACACGCTGTAGAGGGGGGTCTGCCGATTTTATTTCAAATCCTACGGTATAACCCACGATGTCTCAGACCGACTTCTCCTTGACTGACTACCAAGCGATGCGTGATTTTGAGTTCTCTCTTACTACTGAGAAGTTCCAAGCCAGTTTGCCTACCTACTGTGAATGGAAGACGGCGGAGATGGCGAAGTATGTTGATGGTATTACAAAACAGAAGCGTGAGGACGAATGGAGAGCCAAGAACGATGAGTGGCGTGTTAAGAAAGACCAGACCGAAAGGGCATACTGCGATAATAGAAAACTGTTATACGCCTATATCAAGGAGAATGACGGTCTATTGGTGCGTGAAACTAACTTAGATACCATCGCCAAATACACAACCTATGGCTGGAAGACTAAGAGAACTACCAGAACTTGGTTAATGACATTTAAGAAAGATGAGCCTATCAATGAAGATGATATCAGAGATGGTAAGCGTGTGCCGATGGTATTAACAACACCTAAGGCATCGTGTTGCGTATGCTTTGAAGATGATAACTGTAAGGAACTACTGCCTTGCGGACACGATTTGTGTAGCCATTGTATTAGGAAGTTGAAGAACCGCTCGGACGATGGTGATGTATTCAACTGTCCTATGTGTCGCCAGAAGTCTAATATGAAGACTATCAGCGTCGCCAAGCGTTTGAAGTTCGTTGAGATACCCCATCTTGCGAAGAAGGAGAAGAAGGAGAAGAAGTAAGTCTCCTAATAGCCTCCACCTTATTTCTATGGTCTTTTTGAATACATTTTGTATATTCAAAAGTTCTATATGCCGTATTGCCTCCCATTGATATGATATCTAATAGGTATCCGCCCCAGCCCCTTGGTTCTACCTTACATTTTAGCAGACTGCTAATCTCTTCGTCCATTTCTATAGTCCTAATAGATTTTCTAATACAATGAGGGCAATGAGGGTTATCCGCTAAGTCTCCTAAGTGAAAATCTCCATCGCACGGGACTTAGCGGTTAGCCCTCATTACCCGTATTGTTCTGGTTCAGATGTCTCTTAACATCATCTAATATATGGAACAACTCGTATTTAGCGGGGTTATCCAGCACATACTTGATACCATTCATTATGTTGTGTAAATCCATCTCTTGACCGTCTGATAGATAAAGGTTATTCACTTGAAGAGACCATATTGCGTGTAATATGGTTCTAAGCCAACGCTCTGAAACTAAGAACTTTCTTGACATCTACTTATCACGGGGAAAAAAGTGCCGGAAACCGGGAAAAATCTTAGACCAACCATTAGGTCAAAAAAATAGTGATAGAAAAACGCACCCCCTCAACCCCACGAATGATAAACAAGCCTAATATACAAAATCTCCACCTTCTTCAGATGTTCCGAGGGTCGGCAAAGGAAGCAAGAGGTTATCCACTTGGTGATGATGATATCAGACAACTATTAGGAAAAGACATCAAAATAATGACTTACGACCAACTAAAGGGGGTCAGAGACTGGCGTAAAATGTTTGATGCTAAAGGTCGTTGTATATTACTCTACCTAACAACCGGTCTCACCAACGGTCATTGGGTGTGTATGCTGAATAAGCCGGACAGTATAGAGTTCTTTGACCCCTACGGCAAAAAGCCAGATGATATAGAAGAATATACAGACCCGGAGGTAGCAGATGAGGCTGGTATCACCCGCCACCTTTTATTACCCTTGCTAAAGCAGAGCGGTAAGCCCGTGTATTATAACACATATCCATTTCAAAAAGACCGTAGCGATGTAAGCACTTGTGGTAGGCATAGTGTAGTCAGATGTTTATACGCACCAAAGTCATTAGACCAATATAAGGCTATATTAGACAAGAGCGGATTAGCACCAGACGACTTCGTGCTTGGTATCACATACGATAAAATAGGTAAATAAAAAATATGTCTTCTTGATATAGAATGCCCTTCTTCAGTAGTGTTGAAAGAGTAGGTGGAAGTGCCGACGAAGCCGACCTTGTGTATTACAACGCTGATATCATTAATAATAACACTAATGATTTCGCCAATGGATACCCTCCCGGTAATGACCCTCAGATTAGGTTCAGTGAGACCCGTGATACATCTATTATCAAAGACGCATCACATTATGAGTTTAGCATAGTTCGTTTTCAGATGAATGGTGCTGGACTTGACTTACCTCTATTTATCCCATCAATAAAACTCAATCAGCCTAATGTTAATGCTACCGAATATGATTTAGCGATACAATATATTCAGACTTGGACTTTTACTAACGGAACTACATATCAGTTTGATATCCAACCATCTGAAAGCACGGTTATCTTTAGTCCAGAGACTGTTAGCACACTATTAGCACCAGTTCCATCATCGCCAGTAGTTGGAGTTCAAGATTTATCAACAAGATACTATTGGATTTATACATATCAGTGGTGGGTTGATTTAGTTAATAAAACAATCTATGACCCCGCTAATCCTAATAGCACGGCTCACGCTATGGGAAAACTTGTTAATGATTTCTACACGCAGTGGCTTCTCCACACCACTGATACATTCCCATTCCTAACTGGTGGTGTCCCAGATGTCAATGCCTTTATGACTGCGGTTTTCACATACCCCCGTCTTAACTTTGACGCAGATACTAAGAAGTTTAGCATAGTTGGAGATGTTCGTGCCTTCGGTGAGAGGATACCAGACCCCCCCGTCCCCCCGGTTGTCCTCCCTATCACGCAACCAGCACAGACGGGTCAGCCAGAGGGATATCTATACTTTAATGCTAACTTATATGGAATGTTTAGTAGTTTTTCTTATGTCTTATATAACTTTGGTCTCCAGACCCGTGTTCTTGATGGCTATTATGCCGAGGTTCAGTTCCCTAATAAGAACTATCGCAACCTCCTTGACAATACTAACCAGAACCTTGTATCAATCCCGGCGTGGAACACCCAAGTATATTGGATAGCGGAGCAAGACTATGTATCAACATCTCAGTTATGGTCTCCGATAGCGTCTCTTGTTTT